ATCGCCATTGCTCGTATTCGTATCAGGCGAAGAACATAAAATATCAAAATTATATTTAAGTGTACCGTCCGACTGTCCTACATGTTGATTGTCAAAATCACCCTCTACAAATGATATATTTATTTTTGTAAGTTCAGATTTATCAAAGGTTATTTTTTCCTCAATAGCTACCTGTAGCCCTACCAAATCAGGATCATTTGTATATAGCGCCTGATTTGCAAATTCATCAATAAATATATTGGCTATCCTGTTACGGATAATTTCAAATACACTTGGTCCGATTATTCCACTAATTACCGGCATAGTCACTTAAAGTAAATGTTAGTACGCCGGCAGTTTCGTCTGGGAATTGTTGCAATATTTTATAATTACTAAAATTTCCAGCGCTATCAGTAACAGAAACTTTATAACCCTTCATTACAACTTCCTTTGTTATTGAATTCCTTATAATAAATAAAGGGTTAGCCGCAATAATATTTTGTTCAGCAACAGAAATGCTGGCTGATTTTGAACTTACCGATCTTCCTTCATCATCAACAGCCATGTGGTGCTTATCGTGAAGTCCATTTACTACAATGACCAATCCATTTACGTCGGTTATAGTAATAGGCACAGCCCATCCAGAACTTGAAGTATCGGAGGTGTAATCAGCAGCATCAGAAATTATACTATCGCGAAGTCCCATAATTTTTACTACTTAAACCGGCAGTTTTTAAGCTGCCGGTTAGCCTGGATTATCCACACCAATCAGATCGATAACCAAAGTTTATAAAGTTCCTGTTTACTAGAATTAGCATCGAATTCAACACCATGTTCTTTTAGATCAGTTATTATTTGATCTACGGAAACACTTTCAGATTCATTTACTTTTTCTGTAGCTGTTGGCTGTTCGGTTGGGCGCATATTATATTTTGATTCCTCAACAACAATTTCTTGTTCTTGCAAATCAACATAAGTATCGTTTGTGGATTCTGATTTTTCAGGCTCTTTTTCGCCTCTTAAATCAGTAAGTATTTCACCTTTTGTTTGTAATCCGGAAAGATCCTCCTCTGCCTGTTGTTGTTCTTTTGTTGGTTCTGAAACCGGCGATTCAGGTGCAATTTCTTTTAAAAATAATTTTCGTACATAGGCATCTGCCTGGCCTGGTGCAAAATCTGATTCTTTTACAATGTCACCACAATTGTAAATTTTTTTAGCAGCCCCGCAGGTATCTGCGATAACTTTAAATTGTCTTACTTTCATTTTTTGATTGGTTTATGATTTAACAAAAACGGCAGCAAAATGCTGCCGTTTACTTTTATTTTTATCTTGCTTTAAGCAACTACTTTTCTTGTTACTGTTGTGTCAATAGCCACAGGGACAGCCAGGGGAGAAGACATAATATTATAAGTATGAGAAAGGAATCTAGGATCGATGTAATCATAAATAATCCATTCGCCTTTTTGTATGGCGACCGCTGGTGCTGGATCTGAAATCAATTGCGGGTTTGCAGCATATCCCAATACATACTCCGTATTCATTGGAGTTAGGATGTATTTTTTAGGGTCCATGTAAGGCGTAATAGCACCTGTTACCCTGTCTTTGTAAGTGTCAGGATAAGTGAATACGTTGACCCTGTAAGGACCAACAGACATTTGACCATGGAATACTTGTCCAACTACATCATCAAATTTAGGCGGCGCAATTTCATCCAACTTTAAATTGAAGAAAGATTGACGCGCTTTAAATTGAGGGTTTAAAAGCAAATCATGATAAGCGGTAGCACCCAGACAGAGCATGAATGTGGTATCAGAAACTAGTCCATTATCACGAATGAATTGGATGTCTGTTTGTATTTGATCGTAAGGATCGATAGTGGTGGTAGCCCAGTAATTACCTGCACCCAAATCAACTAAAGAAGCCGCTTTACGACCATAGTTAATGTTGGTTCCTGAATTCAATTGCGCAACACCAGTTAATAAAACATCTGCACACATTTTTTCAGTAGCACGTTCTATTTTATCCTGAAGGATACCAATTTTTTGCGCAGCCGTACGGATGAATTTAGCTATTACCTGAGCGTCAACTTCAGCGTCGATAAATAATCTATCGTACAAATCGATATCAGTAATATTGAAAAATTCTTTGTAAAAAGGTGGGATAAAAATTTTCTCAGTAGATTTATTAAAGGTATTTCTATTACCTTCTGTACCACGCTCCACATCTACAGCGATCATTTGCGTTCCTCTTTGAACTTCTATAGATAATTCCAACGTATCGGAAATTACCTTAGTAAACATACTTCTGAAAAAAGAAGCAGGTTTACGTCTCTGAGCATACACAGCGATAAGCATTTTTGTGTATAGTCCTCTCGCATCGGTTGTTGAAATTGAAGCCATAATATTTTTATAATTAAATTTTAGTCAATTAATAAGAAATTTCATTTTCTACATCTGTAAGATCGTCAGCTGTTCTTACTATTTTAATACCAACGGTATCAGATGCAATTCTGTCACGATATGTTTTATTTACAACAACTGTATTCATATCATCTCCGGGAGTTGGGAATACTATCATTTCCTCAGCTACGTCGCCAGCTGTACAATAATAAATCTGCACATTTGCACCACCAGCAATCGTATGGTCCTCCCTGGTAATTCCTATAGGAAATTGACTACCATCACTACCAGCTGAATTTAAAAGTTCAACATGTTCTGGCGTTGTAGTATTTCTCCCCACCAGTGTACCGGCTGGTATGAACAAAGGTGTATATCCATGATTTGTAAATTGACCACGATCATACGAGTTTCTTCCCAGAAATATCTTTGCAATCGATCGGTCGTATTGGGCTGATTGTCCATCATTAAACCCTTGGTTGATAGTTGACATATTGTATAATTTATTTTAAATTATTTTACTTCTGGAAATTGAGACATTACTTCAGCTTCAACTGCTTTTTTTGCAGCTTCTTTTTTCTGTGCCTCTGTCATGTCACCTGGATTTACAGGCTGTTCAGTTGTAGGCGTAGGTTTTGGTGATTCTGCTCCTACTTTTACAAGCGCAGCAGCAGCCATATTTTTTAGGAAAATTTCATTCCTGTGTTTTTCACTTAGTGGCTTTCCGGAAGCCACAGCTTCTTTACATACTTCAGGTGCAATTTCATTAAACACCATAATGCCCTCAACGCGGTCACGCTCTTGTAAAATACCTTCCGAAACGGCTTCAGCGTAAACGCCAGGATGTGCAGCTTTAAATTCTTGTAAAGTCATAACTTCTTTTTTTACAGGTTTTCCAATTGGTTCTGGCTTTGCAGCCGTATATTTTACTAAAATTTTTGCATTATAGGAATCAAGTTCGATCTGAATGGCTGGCGTAATGGTGACAATTCTGTTTACCAAACCTATTTTTTTCATGTCTTTGGCAGATAAAAACACATCGTCCCTGGAATCCATTGAGAATATTTTTTTAACTGTCAATCCTTTGTCTTTTACCTGTTTTAAGGCTTCAAATGCTTCCACATTTATTTTTGCTCTAAAAGCGGTTTCAAGACTTTTATTTATTTGAGCAAGCGCGCCTTTTAATTCATCGGTAAAATAATCCGGATCAGCTTCAAACCATTCTGGATATGCAGCCCTGTGAACTAACCCCTGAGCTATATCCAGAGCTTCAGAATCATCACAATAACAAAGAAAAAACAGGCCGCCAGAATAGGCTTTACCATCAATTTTTACAAGTTTTTTACCTGTAAATTCCCTAAATTTTGCAACCATTCCCCACATATAAGCAGGTTCGCCGCCATTGGTATTGATCCGTATGACCAATTCGTCTAATTCCGATTGCTCTAATAAATTAATAGCATTGATAAACTCAGTTGCGCTGAACATATCAATGTTCTCATATAGAAGAATATCGTTAGGCATTATCCAAAAATAGCCTTTATGCTATTGGCATAAAAAAAATAGTCTCAAAATATACTCAGTTTGTGTAATAAATAAAAAATAATTATATTTAAGCCATGAAGAAATTTAATGATGACGAAACCGAAATTTTGAGAATTACAAACGTTTCGGCAAACCTTAAAAAGGACCTAATTTTGATTGCGCAGAAAAAAAGTTACTCCAATTTATCGGCATTTATAAAGGCACAACTTAGACAAGTGGCAAATGTAGCACTTGAAGAATTAAACTTAAAAAAACACGAATAGGTTATTATTCTTTTATTGATTTCGCAACTACATTTTGAGCAATCACTGGCTCTAATTTTAATGTTTTAGATTTTTCCAGTTCAGTAGCATATTGTTCCATATTTGAATCACTTTCACCCGTATTCAACGCCTCTGTTGCAGCCTCTACGGTTGTCAATGGAATTGCATCACCGGTGATACCCATTAATAAACGTTGTGCTTCTACTTCTTTTACCGGGTCTATATGAGGTACCGCAGCTCCAACAAAACGAGCGTGCCTATAGGCTTCCAAAGTGACAAAATCATTTTTCAAACGTGCTTCCAAATATCCAGGAGCTTTTATATTGCCTTTTAAAATTTCAATATCCAGCCAGAACGCATATACTTTTTGATAAAATTGAATGGCAAAATCATGACGATTTACATTTATGGTATGCTCCCAATCTTTGATAGCCGCGCGAGAAGAACTATACGAAGTATCATACGTGCTCATAGCGACAGCGTAAGGAATATTTACAGTTGCGCAAACGTTCTGAATATTTACTGTATAAAAATCTTTAAAATATAGTTCTTTTGCGCCTGTGAACGCTTTCAAATGCGCGCCTCGCGGCATATTTACAGATGTTTTATTAGTACTTACCTGTATTTTATCCGCCACTTGTCTGCCGTCGTTATCGATCGGTATTTTATCCATATTGGCCGTACCCCTGGCATGTTTGATAAGATCCTGGAATGGATCTTCGCCTTCTGAATAAACATCATGCTCTACAGTATAAACAATTTTAGCAGCTTCCTCGGCTGCGCCAATCATAGCTTCTTTGTATCGCTCCATACCTGTCATTGTCTGCATGACAGCAGATATAAGAGGAATTCCACGTACATTATCAAGACGATATTTAAAGCCATAAATCAAGAAAGCGATAGGAAGCCCTGAACTTTCTGAATAAGCCGGTATTCTTTCTGAATCAAAATTAATATTAAGATCATTTGTTCCGTTATTCTGAATACCTCTGGTCCTCACATAATACGCTACATGACGACCTTTTAAATCTAATTCAATACCATTCTTCAATATGTTTCCGGCGTTGCCGATATAGGCTATATAAGGACTACTACCGATAGGATTCTGAACATGTGTGGCATCTATTATTTGTATTTTCTGTTCGTCATTTTCATACCGTAAAATACAAAGAACATCACCACCTACTTTTGAGTTTAAAAAAGCCTCAGCGCCCATTTGATGACCGGTCAACATTCCTGAATAATCAGCACGAACGCTGTTCATGTATAATTGAAAGCCGGCCTCTACAACCTTATTAAAATTAGCCTCTGTAAGCTCTATTCCCTGTGCTGATAATATTTCCTTTATCGGCTGAACCTGCATTTTAAGCCCTTTGCCAATATTCCATAATTTAAATTTACCTAGTACTGTTTGTGCAATTTCAGAATCAAGATACGCCTTCCAGCTACGAACTCTAAATCCTTCATAATCTAAAAAATATTCAACTAGCGGACCAATACCGCCCAGGTCTTTTTCGCCATTAAAGGCCATTGAAAAACCATACAACCCATTCCTGGTAAGTCCCAGAAACGCCTGTATAACCTGGTACTGTCTGCGAACCTCTGGTTTTTCCCAAATAGTAGCTTCTTTCTGAGAAATTGGATTTTCCAGTTCAATTTTAACGTTTCGCTTTTTTGAGCCTATTCTTAGAAATGCCATTAATAATCAGTTCTTCTAAATAATAAATTCTTACCGTCGACATGATGTTTCACACGCCCATTCCCCTTTAGCTGCGCAATCATAGCATTTTTTAACCGTCTGAAAGCGGTGATAGCTTCATAAACAGCTTCTGCACCTCTAAGATCGGTTTTAATCTGCGTCTGTCCGGTATTGGTTGAATAGCTTGTTATATGCGCTTTAGGTGTCGATTGTGCAGCAGCAATTAATAAGCCACCAATAACATTGTCAATGGCTGCAATTTGCGCTCGAATGGTACTCTGGCATTCGATATATTTGTAAGCATCGTCGTATATTACCATTTTGCAATATAATTAAAATTATGGAGTTAAAACAGTGTCTATTTTAGCGGCTGAAATATCAAGGGTAACCGGTATTGGCGTATAAGTTCCACCGCCTGCCACAATACCGGCTTCTATTAAGGGTAAATTTTCTGATATTAAATTAACCATATTATTCAAGGCCGTTTCTAATGCCTGGAAGCGTACAGCGTGATCAGCATTACCGTTTAATTCTAAATTTCCATTGTTTTTTAACCAAATATAAGACTTTAAATTACCGCTTGAATCAGTAGAAAATGCGCGAAATTCACCAGGTGCAGATAGCCTATTTTTATTCATATAACCCACAATAACAGTTTCGCCGCTTCCGGGGGTCTTGTCGTAAAGCGCGATCATATCCTTAATAGGATTTGAATCTACACCATAAGGTGAAATTTCTATTGCTGTCTGGGTATCATTTAAGCCAAATCGCAATAATTTTACGACTAATCTTTTAGCCTTGTCAAATGAAGTGGAAAAAACAGTAGTTAAAATCATTATTCAAATATGTTAACAGGTACCTGACCATTATATACTTCTACAGGAACACAGGTAAGTACAGCCGTTGTTTCTGTAGGACTTCCGGAAAGATTCACCGATTCTATAAAGAAGTTTGTTTTTTTATATAAATAACATTTTGGTGAAGTAACGGAAATCACCTGGTTAGGCTTTATTACCTGACCGTTTATTATCCATCTATCAGTTGAAATAGTGAGAACAATATTTTTTAATTCAGTAGCCAATTCATGTTGTGCGCATTTCAAAGTATCATTATCGGTACCTGAATTTTGAATAATTACTTTTGGTCTAAATGCTGTTGTATCTACAGGTACGTATGGATTGTAAACGGTTGACTGACCTGCATTGCCGCCATCTTTGTCAGCCTGTTTTATTACAGTGATCTGATTGTGCATACCATCACCGTTGAAATTCATAGTAATGGAAGTAGTTGGCTCACCTTCTTCAAAGTGATAAATAGGTTTTAAATCTGCTTTTGCGCGGGTGAATAATAAATGGCCACTCGCGGTATGACTAAGAATTATATTCCTTTGTGCGCATAATTGCTGTAAATATTCTGCTACTTTTTGTGACGCCTCAGCAGTTGTTTTAGGATAAACAATATCCATCTGATCGGATATGTCATCATCAATATCAATAGTGATTTGAAAAGGTGTTACTAATTTTGTTGCAATTTGCCTAAGAGTTAATCCGTCAGACTGAAGCGGATAAGAACTAATTGGGATATCCGATCGCTCCAAAACGCCCGGCACAGAATAGCCAACAAATTTATTCAACACCGGCACCGGCTGATCCTGAAAATTTTGCCCTAAAATAAATCCTGTTAAAAGCCGTTCGCCGTTGTGCTCTACCTTAGCAAGATTGTACCGTGCAGGCGCACATAAAATCTTATGATCGGCACTTGTTGGATCAAATAAAATTTCGAAAGAATAATCAGAACCCACAGAATCATATCGTAAATTCACGTCGAATTTGCCGAAAAACTGCACCATTCTATTGGTTATTCTATCGAAAATTTTTAGTTCCATTATTATACATAATAAATAATTTTCCTACCTTTTTTTACCTCTAAAACCTCGTTCAACCCTACATTATTTTGATTCATAAGTAAAATTAATTCGCTATCATCGGCTGAAATACCGTAAAATCTATGCGCTAAAAGTATCCAGTTACTATCATTTTCAAGATAAATAGATCGTTCCTGTTTTGCTCCCAAAGCTATTGCAAATAGCTGCGAAACAGTATAGCTTATCAATGCATTAAGGCCTATAATTGAAGTAGGATCGGGTATATAGCTTGTTGGTAACCCACCGTTTGCTGTTTGCAATGAATCTAAATCAGTAATATAATTATTATAATTATCCAATAACTGACCTATTACGAATAAAACATCTGTAGAACTGGGATAATCCGTACTTGTTGGCGTAGAAGCTGCCAGCGCCATAGCAGATATAATACAACCGCCCTGTAGTTCGTATATTTTTTTTGCAGACCGGGTAATTTGCGTTGAAATACTAGTTCTAAGCGTAGTAAATTGCGCAGATAAAGCGCCCATCCTATCCTTTACACCATTTGAAAATGATGCAGGTTGATTAATCAATGCCTGTGTCGCGCGCATGGCCAATGCTGGTTGGCTTGTGGCATTTAAAACAGCAGCATTTGCAGCTTTAAATGCATTAAAATAACTACTTAAACCACCTAATTTTAACCCTTTTGCATAAAGCTGATTATTGGTAGCAGTAAGAGTATTTACGTCCTTAACTGACGGCGTTACAGTAAACGCAGCAAGAAAATTACCGTCATTCGCTGCCTTATCAGCTGATATTTTATCAATAGGATTGTCAGAAAATAGCGTACCATCTGACTGAATTGTTTCCAAAAGTGTGCATGAAACCTCAGAAACGTTATATTTTGAATCGTCAAAATTTAAACCAGCAACATGGCAAATAATGGTCCCGTAAAGTGGATGATTTACCGTCCAAGGGTTTGTATTGGCTGCAGATTTTAGAAAATCATTTGCATCTGAAATATAATTATCACCCTGGAAAAAGAATTTAAAAGGAATTTTACGCCCTTTTGGTTGTGATTTTACAATTAAAGATCCGGGTAAATTATTAAATTCAAATGTGGCTAAATTATATTCCTCTACCCTTCCATCAGGCACCCATGCCACTGTAAATGTTTTACCATCACCGGTAATTATTGTAAGTGGGTTTAAAATATCCGATTGCCATGCCATACTGTAAATTTAAACCAAAATACCAACTTTTGCTAATTGTTTTTTTGCCTCAATAATATAAAAATCCTCTATTTTTTTACGTGAAATATTGCCTGCTTCATGCATAAATCCAGTTGGATGCACACTTACAGCCCTGTGCTGTTTGAAAGAATAAAGTGCTGTTAATTTAAATTTATCGCCTATTTTGCTCAGTGAATTTACGCGCCAAAGTATCATTTTTGACCTAAAACGTGCCAAAACATACCCGCCAACACCGGCAAAAAATACCGATTTTACAAATTTTTCTTTGTCATTTTTGCCTTTTGCGTGACGTGCGTCAACAATTTTATTTATGCCGTTAAGACGATTTGAAGCAAGTACATTTTTGCCTAAAGATTTACCAGCACGGGCGGTATTAATCGGAATAAAAGATTTACTGACAATTGTGCCGCCAAATTCCTGTTTTTGAAGATCCTTTACAGCGTAATTATGAGCACCTTTTAAGCCGGTTTCATTCATGCCAACAGCTGCTTCCATTGAATTTATATCGAAGCCTTGTGCCTGTATTACGCGAGAATTAGCCTTAAAAAAGTTACTGGAACGCTTGACAAAATGTTTGTCAGCCGACTTTTGAAGGGTATTTTTTTTAACATCATAGGCGGCTGAATTTAACGCCGTCCTGATTGCCACCGGAAAAGCAGAACGGGAAATTTCCTTTAACTTTACTGTCAAATCTCTGGCCGGTTGTGAATAAATTATCAAAAGATCGTTCATTTTACAATATAAACAAAAATATTTTAAAAAATATTTTATTAACAATAAGTAAGTTACATAATAGTAAAAATCTTTTTGTAAAATATATTTGTCATTTTGATTATTTTACCTTATATTTGTAAGGTAATAATTAAACAAACAAAAACATTAGGCACTATGAAAACATACACAGTAATATTCGAATCAGAAAAAGAAGGTAGAACTTACAGATCGTTCTTAGCAATGAGCAAGAAACACGCAATTGAACTATTTAGAAAAGTATTTCCAACCGAAATTATAGAAGAGATTTCTTCTTTATAAGGCCTAATGCAGGGAAATCTAACGAAAGTACCGGCTTAAAAATATATTAATTAAACTTTTAAACTTACAAACATGCACACAATCGCAGAAATCAAACTAGGCACATCATTTGTAACCAAAGATCTATCAATTATTTGGGGAGTTTTCGCCGAAAAATATTGTCTCGTTTTGAATGAAAAAGGCAAGCCTGCCAGAGAAATTACAAGTCAAGAAGCGGAAGAAATTATTAAACAAAATTCTAAATAAAACAAAAATGGAACAAACTTATTTTAAACTCACAACAGAAACAAAAGTTAATATTTTTGGAATTACACTTTTCAGACTTGAATTAACAATTGACTGTAAACATGGTAAATCCGGCGATAAAGGCGGATGGATTGACACACTATTAACGCCGTCCGGCAATGCTCGTGTGTCCGGCGATGCTTGGGTGTCCGGCGATGCTTGTGTGTCCGGCAATGCTTGTGTGTCCGGCAATGCTCGTGTGTCCGGCGATGCTTGGGTGTCCGGCGATGCTTGTGTGTCCGGCAATGCTTGTGTGTC